AAAAGATCAAGATTGGCAAGAATCGCACTTTTGAGGTGCTACCACTCCACTTTACAATGATTGTGAGAATGTACTTTGGTGCATTTGTGGCAGCGCTTCAAAATCATTGCGTTGAAGGACCCGTGGCCGTGGGAGTGACAACTCCAGGACTCGATTGGGCTTTATTGTACCATCGATTGAACAAACACAAGAACGTTATCGCAGGCGACTATGTCGCTTGGGACGGTAAGTTCATGCCAGGTGTCCAGCGCACTGTCGGTCATATCGCAAATGACTGGTACGACAGTGACGACCCAATTGACGACATCATCCGATTGGCTATCATCGAAACATTGATTAATATGAAAGTTAATGTGGCCAATCTCATCTACCAAACATCACAAGGTATGCCTTCTGGCGTGCCAGTTACCTCACCACTCAATTCAGTAGGTAACATAGTGTACACTTATTGCACGTTCTTTGAACTGTGTAAAGAAGAGAAGTTGCACTTTACAAACCAAGAAATCTTAGACAACATGGAGTATACATACTACGGCGATGACCATGTCATCACCGTCAGTGATCTATTTCCGTTCTTTAACTTTGCAAGTTTTAAGCGCGTTATGGATACTCATTTGATTGGCTACACTGACTCGGCAAAGTCCGGGCGATCCGATTTCAAATACGAAAAACTAACGGAGGTGACCTTTCTGAAAAGAAAGTTCGTACCAGTTTCCGAAACGACGGTACTAGGACCTCTCGAACTTGACTCCATCTTAAAACAGATGAACTGGGTGCGTATGCGCCCAGGATGTGGAACACCAGCTGATATGCTGCGTGAACATTACAATTCTTTCTGCATCGAACTCCACCAGCATGGCGAGGACGTGTTTAACGACACCGTCCGGAAATTCAACAAATTCGCTCGAAAATATCAAGGCGACGAACAACTCCAAATTTCCGACACGTATGAATATTACGAAAATCAATTCCAACTATCTTTGGGCCACTAATATCACGATGGCCTTATTTACTACGACATTCATTAATAAACATTTTAGTTAACCTTTAATACAGG